TTTGGAGAAAAGACAGCAAAAGGAGCAGAACTGTTTGGTTCTGAAAAGAGCACTCTGACTAAAAGATTTCAGAATATACTTCTTGATCTTAATTGCGACAAGAATGAAATGGTAACAGAGCAAGAAGCTGAAAGAATCTCAGACAAATTCAAATTCTCTTTCTCTAAGAATAAGTTTTACAAATTGTCTAAGGTGTTATCGAAAATAAATAGCTCTATTCAGATCTCTAAGATAAAGAATGTAGATTTCAACAGAACTAATAAAACAGAAAGACTATTCGCTGGAGAAATGACAGAGATAAAGTTTGGATACAGATCAAAGCTAGAATCAGGAACAGCCAATCAAGAGGTTGCTGGTGGTGCTGATAATCTTGGTGGTGTGTATGGAAACTTTAAAGACGAGGAAGACTTCTGTATGCTTGTTTTCGATAAGAAAATATATATGGAGAAAAAAGATCTTGTAGAGCATTCTTCTGAAGATTTCCTTCTGGCAAGATGCTCTAATCCTAACAGAACTACAAGCTTGCTTTGCCATTATTCTTGGTTTAAGGAAGAGATTCTGTGCGGAGAGCTTGATGGTCTCGAGCTAAACATGAAGAAAGAAAAAAGATTTTTTAATAAAGAGATTCAGCTATGCGATAAGTGTTCAGATTGCAAGAATAAAATTTCGAATTCGATGGGAATTTATAATATCATGATTGTAGGAGAGTATCCATCAAAAGAAGATATATCCTGTGGGAAAATTCTCTCTTCTAAATATTTGTGGAAAGAGCTTGAGAAATATGGATACAAGAGAAAAGATTTTAATCTAAGCTCAATAATTAAAGGAGAAATAGATGGCAAATCATTAACTAAAACACATATTAATAGATGTTCAAAGCACATAGAAAGAGAGATATCAGAGATAAATCCCTTCTTGATTCTTGCAATCGGGAATACTTCTTTAAAATATTTCCTTGATAAGGAATCTGGAATAATAGAGAAAAATGGCACTACAGAATGGAATGATAAGGCAAATGCATGGATCTGCTGGTCGATAAATCCGAATTCTATAATTTATAGTCCAGAGAATGAAGTTTTATTCAAAGAAGCCATTAAAAATTTCGCAAATAAGATAAAAATTATTGGATAAAATCCCATTTTGTGGGTATAAAATAGATAGCAGGATAGAAGTGGAATGGTGTCCACACGATTATAGTCGTCCAAGACAGGTTGCAAACAGTCCTTGGGTATTGTAGGTTCGATTCCTACCTATCCTAAAGGCACACAATGCTAATCATAATTCGAACAATCGTTCTTTGCGATTAGATGGAAAGCCTTATAACTGACGCCAGAGTATATAAGCTGGTCATGCACGGGAGTCGATCACAAGTTCCTTTGACCGTGCGCTTATTTTTTTTAAAGGAGTAAAATAATATGAGTGATTTTAAAGTAGAACTGGAAATCGACAAATTCAAGTTAGATGAAGAATGGATAAGGCAGCCTGGTCTTTATCTTAAATATGCAGAACTGGCTACAGAAGCTTCAAAAACTCTAGAAGAAAAGAAACTTCTTCTGGATGTGAAAGAAGCTTCAAAATTTTCTTCTATCAAAGAAAAAGCAAAAAAAGAAAAGATTACTGTGACAGATACAGCCGCAAAAAGTATGGTAGAAACTAACGATGAAATTATCAGCACCAAAGAGGAAGTCATCAAAGCAGAATATAACTACAAGATGCTTCAGAAAATTGAGATGGCATTTAATATGCGAAAATCTGCATTGGAAAATCTTGTTTTCCTTTATACAAAAAGTTATTATGCAGAACCATCAGCAGGTATTAAAAACAATGCAGATATGAAAACTTCTTTTGCTCATAAAAAGCAACAAGAATCTTTGAAGAGTGCTTTAAATAAAGGAGACGAATAATGGGAAAATTTGATGAGAAACTTAAGAAGCAGATGAAGACAAATGCTACAGAAGCTGCAAAAGGTTTCAAGCAAAATGTTTTCGATATGGAACAGCTTGGAGATACTAAATTTTATGCGCCTGAAGAGGGAAAGAATAAAATTGATATTATTCCATATTTGGCAGGTACAGATAAGCATCCTGCAGGAATTGCAAAAGGTGATCCAGAATATGTATTAGTTTATCACAAGCACAAAGGGCTTGGGCCAGAACAGAAGAATAGTGCTGTATGCCCAAAAATGACTTTTGGCAGCAAGTGTCCGATTTGTGAAGAGCGTGATAAGCTTATGGCAGATGGACAAGAAGAACTTGCAAATGGCATTAAGGCTAAAAAGTATGCAGCATATTGGGTAATCGATAAGACGAAAGATGAAGATGAACTTTCCTTGTTTGATATTCAATACTTCTTTTTTGAAAAAGAACTTTGTGATGCTTCTATGAATCCAGACGATGATGAAGATTCTGTAACAGAACGACCAGTTCCTTTTGCTGCACTTGAAGGTGGTTTTTCTGTAAAGTTTAGAGCTACAGAGGAAACATTCGGAAAGGCTAAGTTCAAGAAGTTCAAGGATTTTAAGTTCATCAAACGCAAAGAAGATTATGATGAGTGTATTCTTGAAGAAACAATTCCTCTTGATTCTCTTCTAGTTGTAAAAAGTTATGCTGAATTGAAAGAACTTCTTTATGGTGAAGATGAAGCAGAACCAGACGATATGCTTCCAGCAAGGAAAGATAAAACAGCAGAAAAGATGGAAGATGATGATATACCAGAATCAAAACCTGCCAAAAAATCTTTTATCAAAAAAGCAAAGACAGAATCTGCAGATAAAGAATCTGCAAAGTGTCCACATGGGCATAGAATTGGTGTAGATATCGACAAGAAAGATGATTGTGAAGACTGCGAAATGTATAAAGAATGTGCAGACATTTCAGAAAAGGATTAAACCTATGGCAAAAAAGAAAAAAGATGTACAGGAATACATCACAGTACAAGAGGCAGCAGGAATTGCTGCTGTCTCTGTGGTGACTATAAGAAATTGGTGCGTTGATTTTTTCATTGGTAAAAAGATTGGTGGACAGTGGAAAGTTAAGATTTCAGAACTGAATAAAGTTTTAAGTGGAGAATTGCACTATGGCAGGTAAGAAGATCATAAAGAAAAGGGGCCCAAAGCCAAAAGAAGTAGAAGTGCAAAATGTAGTTGATGCTATGGAAGATAGGGCAGAAGAAATTCAAGAAGGTTCTACAGAAATGAATACAAATAAATCTGTGAATTTTCTTCCTACAGGAATCACACTTTATGATCTTATGCTTGGTGGTGGATATCCACTTGGTAAAATTGTAAATGTTGTAGGTGATAATTCCACCGGAAAGACTTTGCTAAATCTCGAATGTCTAGCATTTAATAAAAAACTTATGAAGAACAAATTGAAGTTTTTTTATGATGATGCAGAAAGCGGATTTTCTTTTGATGCTAAAAAAATGTATGGTGTAGATCTGTTTAGAGATAACCAAAAAAATTCTACAAAGGTAGAAGAGTTTGACTATTCATTATCAAAGGAAATTGAAACTTTAAAGAAAGATGATACCTTACTTTATATTTTGGATTCTCTAGATGCACTTTCTTCACAAGCAGAATCTGATAGAAATGATGAAAGAATAAAGGCCATGGATGATGATAAGACATATGATAAAGGCACATTCGCTATGGAACGTCAGAAGATGTTATCTGAAATGTTTAGGCTTAAGAGTTCTAAGATCGGAGATAAGAATGTCACCGTGGTTATTATCTCACAAGTTAGGGCAAATATTGGTGTAATGTTTGGAGAAAAGTATACACGTACAGGTGGAAAAGCTTTGGATTTTTATGCTTCACAAGCTATATGGTTAGCAGTAGCAAAGAAGAAAGAGAAAGAGGGGCGTGTCATTGGTGTTAGAATTAAGGCAAAAACTAAAAAGAATAAAGTAGGAACACCATTCAGAGATTGTTTTATAGATGTGCTTTTTGATTATGGTGTAGATAATGTTACAAGCAATCTGAATTTTCTTTATGATTTATTGACTCCACAAGGTGAAGAAAAAAGTAAGAGACTTGTGTGTGAATGGGAAGGTAAAGAGTATAAGATTAAAGATCTTATTGACTACATCGAAAAAGAAAACTTAGAAGATGAATTGGCAAAACGAGTAATAAAGAAATGGAATGAAATTGAAGATAAGATTTCATCTAAGAGAAAATCAAAGTGGCAAAGAGATTGATGGCCCCCACTTTGCCATAATAGCCACATGCAACTACGAATTTTGTATGTGGCAACTTGTGGAAGGACAACCACTTCCACAAGGTTTTATTCTTAAGGAGTTTACTGTGATACAATTTATCGTTGGAATTGATCCTGGAAAAGATGGTGGTATTGCAGTATTAAAAAGAACAGGTGAAATTATTGCAGTAGTCAAAATGCCTCTAGATAGTGCTTCGCAAGTTGAAACTTCCAAAATTAATTTATATGGCGAAACTAATGAGTCTTTCTGCTTTCTTGAAAAAGCATTTTGTATGCCCAGACAAGGAGTAACATCAACTTTTACTTGTGGACTGAACTACGGAAAACTGCTTGCAACAATCGAGTTCTATAAAGTTCCATATGAAGTAATAAGTGCACAAAAATGGAAAAAGTATTTTGGACTTTTAAAGAAGGATAAGAAAGCAAGTGTGGCAATAGCATGTAAATTGTTCCCTAAAGAAAAAGAGTTATTTCATACTCCAAGAGGTAGAATGTTAGATGGTTTAGCAGAGGCTTTGTTGATTGCAGAATATGGCAGAAGAGTTTTAGTAGGAGCAATTAAATGATTAAAGAAATAAATATAAAGAATTTTCAGAGTCATAGAGATACTAAAATGTCTTTACATCCTGGATTAAATGTAATTGTTGGAACTTCATATTCTGGTAAAAGTGCAATCCTTCGAGCATTACGATGGTTGGTAGAAAATAAAGCCCCAAAAGGAACATACCGATCTTTTTGGGGTGGTGATACTTCTATAGAATTAGTTCTTGATGATCATTCAGCAACTAGAGGAAGAACAGACAAAGAGAATACATATGCCCTAGATGGTGAAATATTAAAGGCGTTTAAAGCAGATGTTCCTGATCCTGTAAGAAATCTACTAAACTTCAATGAAATTAATTTACAAAAGCAACATGATATGCCATTCTTAGTAAGTAAATCAGGACCAGAAATTCAAAGGAGTCTGAATGAAGTGGCAAATCTTGATCTTATAGACACCACAATGACTAATCTAAATGGTAGCAAATTAAAAACCTCAGCAGAAATAAATGATATAAATGAGAAATTAAACACTTACGAGATTAAAATAACTGCACTTGAAGCTGTAGAACTTATTAAAGAAAAAAGTGTTAAGCTGAAAGAACTGAATAATTACACGCAAGCTGAGAAAAAAAGATATGAATCCTTACTGGATGTAATATCATCAACTAAGAATTATAAAGACCAAATTGAGTATAAATTAAAACAGGCTGAATGCTATAGGAACCTTCAGGCAATAGTAGGCCATATAAATACCCAAAAAGGCAAAGAAAACACTCTAGAGGCCATCATAGGCACTATAGAAAGCATAAATTCAGTGAATTTGAGACTGACAGAAGCAGTTAAAAGTCAGGAAAAGTATAAGAATCTAAAAATCTTAGAAAAACAAGCACTTGATATTCGTATTAAAAAAACAGATGTTGTTTCAAAAAAATCTGTTCTTGAGGGTATAAAATATACAGCAGAGCAGATTAAAGAGTTGAAAGAGGATATTCCTAATCTTGAAAGAGTCTTATTTGATTATCAGATTTCTATAAAAGAATTGATTGGCGACATGTGTCCTGTTTGTGGAACTAGAAAAGGAGAAGTGAGAGTATGATTATATCTAGAATGTGGAAAAGCAGAAAACTAGGAATTTACGGAAATCCTAAATACACTTATAAAGGTCTGTTTTTATTCGGAATCATCCCTATTTTTATTGTGAGATACTAAATGAAAAAACCTTTATTTATTACTACAGCAGATATGCATCTTAGAATAACTAATCCAGTATATAGAATTGACAATTATAAAGAATCTATGATTAATAAGTTAATACAGATAAAAAGACTGCAACAAGAATTAGACGTTCCTGTATTAGACACTGGTGATGTGTTTAATGGTTGGAAGTCTACACCTGCTACAGAATGTATGGCGTTTGATTATTTGTCGTCCCCATTTATTACGATTCCAGGTAATCACGAAATACCATTTCACAATATGAATTATTTAGATGAGTCTTCTTTGATGGTATTATCTAAAGCAAAAAGAATTAGGCTATTAGGCGATATTAATCCTACTATTATTAATAAATATAATATCTTTGCTGTTCCTTATGGTGCAGAGATGGAGGAAATTTCAGATGATTACATCAATGAAGGACTGAATGTTCTTCTTACGCATCATATGGTTACAAAAGAAAAAGATACAAGGTTTGACCATATTACTGCAAGAGATATGCTTGAAAAGCATCAGTGGATCGATGTAATTCTTACAGGTCATAATCACCAAACTTTTGTAGAAGAATATGATGGTAGGTTACTGATTAATAATGGATCATTGATGCGATCATCAATAGACCAATTAGATCATAAACCTTGCGTCCATATTGTATATGACGATCTATCTTGGGAAAGAATCTATTTAGATGTAGCACCTGTGGATAAAGTATTTAATCTTGCACATGTAGAAATGAAAAAGAAATCAGAAGAGAAAATAGAAAACTTTGTATCTAAACTAAAGAATGAATATGAAGTTGGTGTGTCATTCGCTGATAATATTAAAAACTATCTTGCATCTAATAAGATTCGCGATGGTGTAAAAGAAGTAATCACAAGAGCAATAGGAGAATAAAGATGAGAGGAAAATCAGAGAGTCTTTATGATTATAAAATTGGATATTTTAAATTAGTAAAAAAAGATTGTAGTAGATCCATAACTGTATGGTTTTGTTTGCTGCCTTTATACATTTCATTTCTTGTATATGGTATTCTAAACAAAGAATGGTTATATCTGATAATGATTGTACCTATCATTATGGTATTTCTTGCAATAATTAATGATGTAAAAAGATATAATGATGCCGTACTTTTTTTAAATGAAAATAAGGAGAATAAAGATGAGTGATATTTTAACAAGAATTAAAGATCTGCAAACAAAAGCAGAAAAAACAAAGACTGATATTAATAAGTATCAGGGTGCTTTAGATACCCATATGAAAACTTTGTTAGATACGTACAAGTGTAAAACATTAGAAGAGGCAGAAACATTAGCAGATTCACTTCAAACAGAAATTGAAGTTGCAGAAAAAGAAATCGAAGAATCTGTGAAAGCTATTGAAAAAGAATTAGAAAAGATTGAGGAATAAAATATGCTAACTATCGAACAAGTAGTTTCTAAAGTAGATAGGCTCATTGCTAAAAAAGAAATGCTTGTAACTGAAAAAGACATAGCAAAGAAAAGTCTTAATTCTTTAAATAGGTTAGCATTGAATATCGAAGATGCGCAAGCAATTGTTAGACTTGTTGCTTCAGATACACAGAATCAGTTAGCTGAAAAGATATCTGGCATTGTTACTATGGCTTTGAATGCTGTGTTTGAAGAGGATGTATTTGAGTTTAAACTTGAATACGAAGAAAAACGCGGTAAGACAGAAGCTAATATGTTTTTATTGGTAAATGGTAATGAGACTGATATCATGGAAGGTGGCGGTGGTGGTGCTGCAGATGTGGTTGCTTTGGCATTACGTGTAGCATTATGGAATATTTGCGTTCCTAAACCAGCACCAATACTTATTTTTGATGAGCCATGTAAGTTTATTTCTAGAGATTTGCAATATAAAGCTGGAAAGATTATGAAATTATTACATGAAAAATTAGGTATGCAGATCATTGTAGTAAGTCATGATGATCCAATTACTGAAAATGCAGATAGAGTTTTTATGGTGAATAGGGTGGAAGATAAAGATGGGAATAAAGTCTCTGTAGTAAAGGAGAAATAAATGTCAATAACAAATAATGGTGGAATCTATGATCTAGATTGTGATGTTTGTGGAAAGAATTGTGGTACTAATTTTGATTCTTTTACAGAAGCAGTTGAATGGAAGAAAAAGAATAAAGCAAAATGGCACTCATCTAAAGATGGAAA